ATTTATACAGAGAGATTATAGTGAAAGAGCATTAAAAAAGAATAACCCATGAAAAAAATAACAACCATACTAATACTAATACTATCATTAGGAGTATATAGCCAAGACATTAAAATAACATACGATAAGGAACAACAATAGTATATTATAAACTCAAACGAACCTATTAAAAAAATAGAATACGCAAGAGTAAAGAACAAACAATACAATCATTTAAAGACTGTAGAACCATGTAATAATACTTACGTAATACCTAACAACCATTTTAAATATAAAACCATTAGAGTAACTATAACAACACACTCGGGTGCAATGATACAAGACTTTATAACTAAAAATAAACGTATGTAATGGATAAGTTTAAAATAGAATCACATAATGCACTATTAATATATGTAGCAGCTTGTTTAATATTTTTATTTGCTTTAGCTATCAGTGGAGCGTCAGAAGTTGAGAAAAGAGAAGAAGCGCTATCTACTTTTATTGGAGATAAATACAAAACACATAAGATTGTATGATATAAATATCCAAATAGTTTATTGCTAAGCAGTGGTGAATGGATTGATTATAGAATCGTATTAAATAAATAACTAAAACAAAAAGAAAGTAATAATAAAAGGGATAAGCCGAAACCCTAAATAGTCGGTAAACATTTAAAAACAATTACATTATGTTAAAAAACATTTCAAATTTAGGAACAGTATTAAGTAAACAAGACCAGCAAAAAGTAAAAGGTGGACAGCATTATGCAGTACATCATTGTGGGTCAAATATATTTCACGAAACATGTAACAGTAGTGGTTATTGTAGGTATGAAAGATATGTAGTTCATAACGGTGATGTAGTAGAGTATTTTGCAAATTCAAGTCAAGGCGTAATGGCAGAAGTTTGCTAAAAAATAATACATTAAAAGCCTTGTATATAACACATAAGGCTTTTATCTTTGCAAAGCATGAATGTAAGGGACTCATGTAATTTATATATTAAGGGGTGAAACACGTTGTAAAAGGCGTGTTTTTTTATACAAGTCTTTGGAAGTTATAAGCACCATTACTAAATTCATCTTGTTCTTTGAATCTTCTATAGTACCAGTTATAACTTCTTTTAACTTCAGCTACATTATTAAACAGCGTAACGAACTCACTTAGATTCGTGGCTATTACTATTACTTTATTATCCTTACAGCAGCTATATAAGCTCTTCACCTCATTATTCATGTTACAAATATAAAAAATAAACGGGATTATTTTATAAAAAGTTTGGTTATTATGTAAAAAGTATATATCTTTACAGTGCTAAAAGTAGATTTTTTCATATTAAATTTTGCTCTCTACTTGTAAAAAGAAATGAGGTGATTAATGAAGTAGTACAAGTAGAGAGTTTTTAAACGGTAAAGTGGCGGAATTGGTAGACGCTATTAATAGTCAGGGCGATATCCCTATAAAGTAAAGTTAGATATAACTTGAAATTGATAACGGCGTGCAGGTTCGAGTCCTGTCTTTACCACAAAGTTAGTTTTTAGTATCAGTAATTAGTTAGTTTAATTATTAAGTCCCTCGTATAGTTAGCGGGGGATTTTACCTAAAAACTATAACAAACGTAATAATAAATTAAATAACAATAAACTAAAACACCATGAATAAATTAAACATAACAATAGAGACTAAAGAACATACTTTGAACTAGATTAAGATATGATTAAAGCAAACGATTTACGAATAGGAAATTATATATGGAATCCTGTACAACAATGTTATACAAAAGTAAATTTACAAGTATTAAGCAATATTATATCAGATGATTACTATAAAAGAAAAAATGAATATAGGTTTCAAGAGATTGAATTGACGGATGAAATCCTTCTAAAGTGTGGTTTTAATAGGAATCATGACGAATATGAATTAGAAGGGTTTATAATAGAAGAGGCTGGATGCGGAGAATATTATTATACTGCTGGTGAAGGTGTAAAGTTAAACCAATTACCAATACAGTATTTACATGCACTACAGAACTGGTATTATTTGTACCAAGGCGATGAAGAACTAGAAATAAAACTATAGACAATGGACTACGATATAATAATACATAGAAGACCTAAGTCAATAAATGATGCATTGATTGTTAAGTGTAAATTTACAGGTATTTATTTATTAGATATACCACTTACTAGTGATACAGTTTATCAATTAACAAAAGTAGTTAACGAAATACACGATAAAAATAAGTAACACAATGAGAGAACTAACTAAACAAAAAATAAAACAACTATTAAACCATCAAGAAACAGGTTTAAAAGAAAGAAATACTATAAGAAAGCATATATCTAGATTAATACCAGTATTAAGCAGAGAGTTAATAAACTACTTAGTACTTGAATTAGATGTAACCAGGGACATAGTAAAAGAAGATATTAAATTCTACGAGTTATTAAATAAATACTCTAGGAAAGACTTTGAAGATTCAAACGATAAGAACCTTCCAACTATCTTGCATAAAATGAATATGCTAAGTGTTTATATAAACTCAATTAATAACGCAGAAGAACGATTAAAATAAATTTACGTACCTTGTATGTAGTAAATAGATAATATGGGTAAAAGTAAATGCATAGAAAGACTAGTATTTAAATACGATCCAATACTAGGATTAACATTCTATTTAAAGAAGTATAAAACGTATAACAAAGAAAGTAAATATATAAAGTAATGTCAGCAGGAGCACCAGAAGAAAATAAGAACGCAGAGAAATGGACAGAAGATAAAGCTATTGAATTCTTTAATGATTCATTTAAGCTATGTGATGAAAAAGGACATGACTTTATAGGGGAAGTGGCAAGAGATATGAATACTTACAGAGAAATATATGTTTATTTAAAAGATAAATATAAAAGCTGTAAGAGCCTATATAACAACCTTTTACAACTATGTGAGGCAAATTGTTTTTCACACGGAAAGAAAGGAGAGATCAATACAGCAATGGCTATCGTTAACTTAAAGAGCAATCACGGATGGACTGATAGAGTAGATACAACCACTAAAGACAAGGAAGTATCAACAACAACTATCATTAACTTAGGAGAAGGTAAGAACCCTGATAAATAGATTATGAAATCAAATAAAACATATTTATTTTGGGATAGTTCAAATCAAGGAACTTACATTAAGCCTAAGCCAAAAGTTAATAAAGAAAGTGTTGAAAACAGATGTTGCCCTATTCCTTCAATAGAATGGACACCTTGTAATTCCAAGATAAAATAATTAATGCAACTACTCCCTAAACAACAACACGCAGTATATTACTTAAAAGATTCTATCACTAAAGAAATACTTTACGGTGGAGCAGCTGGAGGAGCAAAAACTACTTTAGGTTGCATGTGGTTAATAGAGAGTTGCCAGAAGTACCCAGGAAGTCGTTGGTTAATGGGTAGGTCAAAACTTAAAGCTTTAAAGAGAACCACGCTTTCAACTTTTTTTGACTTAGTGAAAATATTTAACATATCAGATCAATTCACATATAACGCTCAGAGTAACGAGATAACATGGAATAATGGCAGTGTAATAATATTAATGGATTTGTTTCTTTATCCTTCAGACCCTAATTTTGATGATTTAGGTTCACTTGAAATATGTGGCGCATTTGTAGATGAATGTAACCAAGTAGTACACAAGGCATGGCAAATAGTTAAATCTCGTTGCAGATATAAACTTAAAGAATTTGGAATAGTTGGAAAAGTATTAGGTAGTTGTAACCCTGCTAAAAATTGGACTTATAAAGAGTTTTATAAAAAAGATAAAGATGGGACTTTAGATTCTACTCGAAAGTTTATACAAGCATTACCAACAGACAACCCACACCTTCCAGAGTCTTATTTAGAATCTTTATTATCGTTAGATAAGAACAGCGTACAAAGGTTATACTATGGTAACTGGGAGTACGACGATGATCCAAGTGCATTAATAGACACCGATGCAATAGCAGATTACTTTAACCCTATTCACATACCAAGAGGAGGCACAAAGTATTTGACTATTGATGTCGCACGTAAAGGAAAGGATAAAACAGTATTTAGAGTATGGGAAGGATTTTTATGTACTCATAGATATGAGATACCAGAGGATGAAATACCACCACAAGTAGAAAAAGCTAAAGAGATACAAAGAAATCATGGCATAAGTAACAGTTGTACTATAGCGGACGAAGATGGTGTAGGAGGTGGATTTGTAGATATGTTGAGATGTAAAGGGTTTATAAATAACTTAACTCCTATAAAGGAATTAGTTGGCGACACTAAAATTACACCAAATTATAAAAACCTTAAATCACAATGTGCCATAAGAATGGCTAACAAAATACAAAATAGACAAGCTGGAGAACTATGTAATGATTCCTTAGTAAGAGATAGAACCTCAGAAGAAATGGAACAGGTTAAGATTTACAACATGGATAAAGATGTTAAGTTAACTGTTCTACCAAAAGAAAAAATAAAGGACTTGATTGGACGATCAACAGACGATTGGGATAGTATAATGATGAGATACTATTTTGAACTACAGCCAAAAAGATCAATAAGAATAAGAACACGTAAAAGATAAATGATGAGTAAATTTGTAAAAAAACCAATTATAATTGATGCGTTTCAGTTTTATATTGACAGCATGCCTGATTGGTTTATGAATAAGGTCAGCAGTAATGATGTTATATTAAAAAAATGCGATTTTAATAAATACACTATTCAAGAAGCTTATTGTGAAATAAAAACTAGTGAAGGCATAATGACCTGTAATGGTGGTGATTATGTAATACTAGAACCGTTTGATAAAGACAGAGTTTTATACCCATGTAAAAAAGAAATATTTGAATTAACTTATGAGAAACTACACACTCAAGACATACGTTAAGAACAAAGAAAAGTACGGAGTCCTTGAACATGTAATCGGTAAACCAGATTACAATGGTAAGACTATTGATATTGACGAGCTTACATTTGCTGAAGTAAAGTTTGTTATGAAAGGATTGGGTGAGATAAGTACATGGGATAGTATCAAAGAGATATTTAAGAACTGTTTTAGTTGGGATAAACAATTAGAAGATGATTTAATAAATAATAAGAATAGAATATTTAGCGCAAAAGAATCTAAAGTAAAGAAACGTCACGATAAATCATTAGATAAATGGTTTTGGAGTGGAAAAGTAGTTGAGTTCTTTGAAGCTCGTAATTTTATTATAGCAGAGTTCAAGAAACTTATAGAGCAAGAACAGAAAATGCTAAGTAGTGTTGATCCTGTCAACTCTTTATTATGGAAGCAAGCAGGAGGTGATAAGTTAAATAGATTTGGTGGTATATTGCCACTTAATCAATTAGGTAAATTATATGGACAATTTCCTTTTGATCTACAAAATAGGAAATATATGGAAATTTTCTTACTTTTAACAATCGAAAAGGAGAGTGGAGAAATACAAACAAAGTTCAGTAAATTAAAGGCGCAAACTAATAAGAAGTAGATATGAATGTAATAATTGAAATGGAGAACGACGACGACAGAATCCATAATCTTCATATTGTAAGTAATGCAATAAATGAATTAGGATTGCAAGTTACTATACAAGCCAGAAATAAACAATGCATAGAAAACAACTAAATGAGAGACTTAGTTAGAATATTACAAAGTTATTGTGCTGCAAATAGCATAGAGTTTAGATACGGTTCAGAACAGCATTTAAACTTGCTACAAGGTACACTTACTTACAATCAAGTATATTTACTATTGTTTCCAGTTACTAGGTTGACAGTTCAAAACGCTGATAGTATAAAAGTACAGGGAACTAGATTTACTGGTAGGTTTATGTTAGTACGTGGTAGCGACCTTGCAAACCATTACTTTAATGAGAATCAAAAAGACCAAGCAACAAGTAAATATACTATTAACATTGAACCGTTATTAGCAACTAATAGGGCAATAGCAGAACACTTAATGTGTAATGAAAGTTTAATAATAGATCAACACCAATGCCAGGACGCTGTTAATGTAATGGATGCTAATAAGGACGGTCTTTGGTGTACGTTTAACTATAGACAGTTTAGATAATGGACACATCAGCGGAAATTGAAAGAGAACTTAATATACTTATGCAAGAGCTAATCGCAGCTTATGATGCAAAAGGTATGAGGGCTTCTGGTAGATGGGCTGATAGTTTACAAGTAGAAGTTAATGGAACACGAGGTATATTAACAGGATTACAATATACAGAACAACTACAATATGGTAGAAGGGCTGGAAGGTTTCCACCAGTTGAACAGATTGAACAATGGATAAGAGATAAAGGGATTCAAGCAATAGACGCAAGTATAAACATTAGAACACTTGCTTTCTTAATAGCTCGCAAGATATCACGTGAAGGATGGAATAGGCAAGGATTTGGAGGAGTTGAATTAGTGGACGAGGTATTAACACCAGCAAGAATACAACAAGCCTTAGATAATATTTCTTTAACAGCAGCGACAGTATTAAGTGAAATGATTATGGTAGAGTTTTCAGATTTAAACGTATAGAATGGCATTAGTATTTACAAAAGAATTAGCACCAGACAAATGGTTACTATCAGATAACAATAATATTATACAGTTTACGGACGATGTAACTAGTAGAACCATTTTATATGCAGACTTTACAGTAGGAATAGAAACACCTAGTAGAGTGTATGCAGACCCTAATGGTGTTATATGGTATAATGTAAGGGAAAATGTATCAGCTCGCTTAAATGACTACGACGATACGTTAGACTTTAATAATATCACACCTTCAGACATAAACACTTTCTTTTTAAATAGTGATAAGAACTATCTTAGTTACACCATAGCGATTAATGTTGTGTTTACTAACGCTGAAACATTAGCAGCAACAACTACATCAAACTTTCTTTTGGGAGTAGAACAGACTGAGGACTTTTTTAAGGGTGTTACTATCAAGAACAAAGACATTGCTATGTTAAGCCCATTAAAAGACAATACAAATACTAGAAGCTACTTAAACTACTGGGAGGGTTATCCTTTTGATGTTGGTTTTACAAGGAAAATAAGTGATTCAACAAACATAACTACAATACAAAACTTATCTACTGGGCAAACATCGCCTACATTTTCGATTACTAATATAATTAGCAGACTTGTATTCTCAAATGGAACTACCAATATCACTATTGAGGATCATTTACCATTAGGTACTGGGTTAAATATATTACAATTAGATGCTAATACGCAACTGGAGATAAATAAAATAGAAGCTACTTGCGGTAGTTATATTAAATGGCTTAATCAATATGGAGGTTTTAACTATTGGTTATTTGCTACTAGTTCACGAGCTATTAGAACTAGAGATAGAGGTACAATAAACAATGACTTTAACAACATTGAAGATTCAGTAAGCGAACGACGTTCTTTAGGTAGAGATGCAAGCGAACAGTTAACTGTGTTCTACGAAAACTTAAACGATAATGATATACGTTTACTTAAAGGAATGATACAAAGCCCTAAGATATACTTATACATGGGTGAGAGATACACGCCAAGAGCTTTACAAAATTGGATTGAGATTACTTTGCCTAATAAGAACATGGATCTGAATAACTTTAGGAATAGAGTGCCTAATGGAACTATAGTTATAGATTTACCACCAGTTAAAACTATTGCACTATAATGGGTAGGCTATTTATAAATAACCAGGAACTAGACTTACCTAATAACTTTAGATTTGCTAGGACTAAACAAGTTAATACAATTGGTAGATTAGATAATAGACAAGCTAATTATACTCAGAACATAAGACTACCAAGGACTAAGAATAATACTAGAATATTTAATTACTTAGGAGCTTTAGGTAATAGCTCAGTAGCACCATACCAGTTAAACGGATTAAGATATGTTAACGAAAGTGGTATAGATGAGATATTCGACGGCAGGGCTACAGTAAGAAATACAAACGAGTTTTATAACATTGCAATATATGATGGATTCGTATCATTTACCAAGGCAATTGAAAATAGAGTTTTAACCGATATAGATTTATCAGAGTTAAACCATCTTAAGAATCTAACAACAATAGAAAATTCTTGGAATCAAAACTTAAACTACAGATATATAATAGCAGACTATAATGGTAACACTACTGTTAATGGTAGGTGGAACATAGATTTTTTAATACCTAGTGTTAATGTCAGATACCTTTGGGACAGAGTACACCAGTTTGCAGGTTTTACTTATGATGCTAGTATTGTGACTGATAACTTATTAGACGACCTTTGGATAACATACCCAAAAGCAATAAGCGATGATACTCAAGTTACGATACCGTTATTTAACAGAACTTGGACAACTGAGATAAGATACAGAACTATAGGTCAAGACCCTTCTACAATAGCCAATGTAAGTTCTGCATTACAAGTTACTGTTAATAACACAGGTACACCGATACCAATAAACAATGCTTACTTATTAGGTAGAGCTTTGACAGTTCAAAATCCTAATACTGCAGATCCTAATCCTAGAATATTAGATAACTTCTATGTAGAGATAGTACAAACTGCTTTATTTAAAGTAAGTGTAAGAGGTACTATTAATAGAGATAACAGTCCACTTACAGGAGGTAATTTATCAGTGGTTATATATAACCCTCCAGTAGATAATCCAGTACCTTCAGAAACTAGGGAAATAGGATCATTTTCTTTTGGACAAGAATTTAATCATGTATTTTACACTAGTGTTACCGCAGGTAGATTTATTAGTATTGATGCTATATATGCAAGTCTTGATCCTAATCAAATAAATTCAACAGGTAGTGTAATTGTAGAAATAGAAGCCGTTACTGGTAATACGATTGATTTTGAGGAAGCATTTATTGATTTTTCTATACAAGACTTTATCAATGAGATTCTTTGGAGATTCAGTTTAACACCATTTAAAGAGAAATATAGAAACCATATACAATATTTGACCAGTGCTGAGTGGTTACAGAATACAGAGCGACTAGATTGGAGTGCATCACAAAATAAATACATAAGCCCTAACAATGAATCTTATGTGTTATCAGGATATGCACAAAGAAATTATATGAGGTATCAATATGACGACGACATACTAAATCATAACGACGGATTTTTAGATGTGGCCAATTCTAATATAGCATCAAATAGAGATATTATAAGCAGTAATATGTTTTCTCCAGAGCCAGAAAGAAGCAGCGTATTAGGTGTTATATATAACATATATAAGTTTTGGGACAGAGAACCACAAGACAGTGGAGAAATAAAATATAAAGATTTAGAGAATAGATTTTACATGATACGTTCGCAACGTATTAATCAAATCATCGGTTTAGAAAGTGAATTGTCTGGCCAGACAGCAGCAGGAAGTGCTTATGATAGGGAATCATTTAGCGGATTATCTTTCACTGAAATTATAAATAACTATTATAGACCGTTACATAGTATTTTAAATAGTGCAAGACTATTAACAGCCAATATATATTTAAACGATTTAGACATAGCTAACATTGATTTTAGAAAGCTAATATATATTCGCGAGGAAGGTTCGTATTTTATTATTAATAGAGTGCCTAATTATATAGATGCTGGAATATATAGAGTTCAATTACTAGAAGTAGATTTAGGTGCAGTTGATCCAGAAGAAAATGTAGGAGGTGTAACACCATCTATTGCATTGTCTAGTGAAGCCGTAGCACCAACAACAGGAAAAGTAAATTGGTCTATAGTAAGTAACGTACAATTTATATCTTATACACCACAGGACGGTGTTATAGTTAGGGCGTTACAAATAAACCCTACGACTGGACAGCAAACTGGCGTGTTTATGGAAGGAGATGTTGATGAGTCAACAGGATTGCAAACGTTTGAATTACCAAACTCATTGACACCGCAAACATGTGGGCTATGGCAATTATTCGCTATAGATGCTAATAGAATGTTTACTTCAACAGCATCAGAAGTAATTGTTCCTTGTCCTACATTTGTAAACGAACCAAGGGCTACTATATTTGTAAGGAACGAACCAGTACCAGGGAGTACATTGAATCCAATTACAAGGGAAGTCGTATATAGATTTGAAAATTATACACCTACATCTGGAAGTATTACAATACAAAGACTAGCATTTCCTAATGGTAACCCAGTTGGATCAATATCAACAAATACTATAACACAATTTGCACCAGACACGGATCATGTAGTTAACTTAGTGTTTCAAGATGGTTTAGATTGGTATAGAGTAACATTAATAACTCCAGAAGTAACAGTACAATGGGCAGCTATTGTAACATAAATAAAGAGTATGGCAGAAAGAATAACAATAGCAGAATTAAATATTGATGAATCAGCGTTAGTACGTTCGACTCAGGCGATACGTGAACAGATAGATTCTTTAAGGTTATCGCAAAGACAATTAGACAGAAGTACTGAAGAAGGTAGAACACAATTTGTTCGTAATGAAGCAACTATAAGGAGTTTAAATACTGAATATAGAAATAATCAAAGAGCTTTAAACCAAAGAATTACAGTTACACAAGATGCAACCGTAAGAGAAGAACAATTAAATCAAGTATTAGGTAGAGAGGTAACGACAATAACAGAAGCTAGAGAGCAAACACAAGTGTTAACTAGGTTACGAAATGAAACCAATGCAACTACTGAAGAAGGTGCTGAATTAATAGCAAGACTTAATCAACAAATAAATAGCAATACTGAATTTACTAGAGAAAATGGAGATGCGTTTTTGCAGAATAGGTTAAATGTTGGTAATTATACACAAAGTGTAAGAGATGCGTTCGAAGAGATAGAAGCGAGTAGAACAGTTTTGCGTGAACAATCACAGTCTTTACAAGATTTGAGAGATGAAACTGAGGAAGGATCGCAGCAATGGAATTTCTACAATCAACAGATAACACAAGTTAATATAGAAATAAGGTCACTATCTGATTCTTTGGGAGAAATTAACGAAGAAGCCGTTTCTACTAGTGCGGCAAGTCAGTTATTGTCTGGAAATTTTACAGGATTAGCTGAAACTTCTGCTAGTGCAGGTGGAGCAATGGGATTATTAACTGCTGGATTAAATACCGCTAGAGCTGCTGTGATAAGATTTACACAATCTACATTAGCTTTTTTAGCAACTCCTATAGGTGTAGTAGTTGCATTAATAGCTGGCGCATTCGTACTAGTTCAAAACGCATTAAGCAGAAGTGAAGAAGCTACAAATAGATTAAGTGGTGCTTTTGCTGGTATTAGTGGAATATTAAACGCAGTGCTTAGAGCTTTAGAGCCATTAGGAAATATTTTAATTGATGGTATTGTTGCAGGTTTTGAATTAGCAGCAAGCGCAGCGGAAGCATGGCTAGATACAGCAGCACGAGTTGCAAGTTTTTTAGGGTTCGATAGCGTTGCTGAAAGTATTAATTCTTTTGGAGATTCATTGGAACGAGCAGCGGAAGAAGGCAGAAGGTTAGCAGCAGCAGAAAACCAACTAGCAGCAGCACAAAGACGATCACAAGTTATACAATTAGAATATCAAAGAACAGCAGAAACATTAAGACAAACACGTGACAATGATGTATTAAGTATCAGAGAGAGAATTGCAGCTAATGACGAACTAGGAAGGGTGTTAGAACGACAATTGGCTGAGGAGTTAAGAATTGCAAATTTAGCTTTAGAAGTTGCAAATTTAAGAATACAGGCAGAAGGAAGAACGCAAGCAACATTAGATCAACAAGCAGAAGCACTAACACAGATAGCAGATATACAAGAACGTATTACAGGGCAAGAAAGTGAACAGTTAACAAATAGAAACTCTTTATTAAGAGATGCAGCAAACTTATTAACAGCTAGACTGGAACAAGAACAAGAAGCATTTAGATTAGAACGACAGCTAATAGATGAAAATGCACAAGATAGATTAGATACTGAGAGACAAGCATCGCAAAGACAATTAGAACTTTTAGAAACTCAACTACGTAATAGATTAATAACCAGAGAACAATTTAATGTTGGTAGATTAAATATAGCTATTGCTTTAAGGGATGCCTTACAAGCTGTAGAAGATGAAGAAGAAGAACAAAGAGAAGCACGTTTAGAAAGGGAACGAGCATTTGAAGGTAGAAGAGATCAATTATTAAATGAAATTAGATTAGCCAGAGAAGAAGCTGGGCAAGCTAGGGAAGAGTTAAGAGTACAACAAGAATTCGAAGCTAATGTAGCAGAGTTGGAACGACTAGAAATAACAGAAACCGAACGAACTGAATTACTTGCTTTATTAACGGAGCAACGTGGACAGGTATTACAAGACATTAGAAATAGATTAGCGGAAGAATCACTAAGTGCTTTTCAAGATACATTAGATGAAGAGAATTCTGCGCGTCAAGCAGCGGGTGATGCAAGTGTGGCTATTCAATCACAAATAGCCAGCGCATTAGTAGGAATACTTGGAGATAGTTTAGGAGCTAGATTAGCAGGTATTGCAATTGAAGCAGCTTTACAAGTAGCACAAGTGCAATCAACAGCAGCAGCAGCTTCAGCAACTAACTTAGCTCAAGCAACAGCAGCAGCACCTCCACCATTTAACTTACCATTCATTGCTACCGCCTTAGGACAGAATGCAGGTATAGAAGCGAATGCAGGTATTCAAACATCTAGAATTGTTGCAGCGGCAGCAGTACAAGGATTGACAAGTAGCTTGAGTAGTTTAAGATTTGAGAAAGGTGGTATCGTTGGAATTGACGGAGCGAGGCACGCACAAGGAGGTGTACCGATATTTGCGGGCAATCAATATGTAGGTGAAGCTGAAGGAGGCGAAGGTATCGGTATTTTAAATCGTGCTGCATATTCAGATTTTATGAATTATAATAACAGTTTTAACGGAGGAAACTCTGGCAATGGTAAATTCCAAGGTGGTGGAATTATTACGCAAGCAGTAGCACCGATAAACAGTACAGATGATATGGTGGCAGGTATAGCACAATCTTTACAGGAAATGCAAGTATTTGTAGCGGTCGAAGATATTAACACAGGGCAACAAAACTTTGCTCAAATAGAAAACGAAGCAAACCTTGGATAATCCTATTAAAATAGCACAGGCATGGGTTAATGTATTTATCAAAGACCCCAAAGTAGAAAAGGAAGCAAAACGTAGAGCTGAAATATGTGGGCAATGTGATTTTGCAAAGTATGGTAAAATACTTAAATTTGTAAAAGACGACTTAAAAGAAGTAGAAGGTATGTATTGCAGTGATTGTAATGGATGTCCTTTAATAGCAAAAATACGAGGAGAGGTTATATGCAAGAAATGGAAAGCAGATACGAAACAATAAGTTCAATGGGCGATGAGTTTATAAAATTTATTAGGATTGGATTAATACCAATACATCTAACTACTTACAAAGTTGTATATGAAGAATACAAAAAACAGCTTCAAATACATTCAGACGAACCATTTAAAGCTGTTAAAAATACCGCTATAGATTACGATTTACAGATAAGGCAAGTATATCGAATTATAGAATACATGTCTACTTCTTTTCAAACTCAATAATATCTGGATTAAATTGCACGCTAAATTTAGTATCTCCCATTTTTATACTAGTTACATGAGTTACTAATCCTAACTTAACGTTTCTGTGACATAATATAAATTCGTCTGGGGATTCATTATCATCTCTATACATTTTAATACAATTCTTAAAATCTTTTTCAGTTGGTGCATATCCTAAATATTGATTTAAGACTTTAGTTATACAGTTTAATTCGCATTCTTGTTGTTTTTTGATTAAATCAATTGCTAATTTAGTAACTAATTTTTTATCTTCTTGAATTCCTTTTAAAGCTACTGGCTTCATAATATATTAATTTATGGGTTATGACAAAATGATGTCATTGATTGTACTTGCAATTTACATTATTTTTGTTAGAATGAGAAATTTTAACAAAATCTAAATATATGCCAACAGTAGGAAATATTATTATAGATGGTTCTATTGGAAATTTCGACGGAGAGAAATCTGTAGAGTTAGTTGATGTTATTGCGCAAGTTAATATGCAGAAGGACGCTGACTCTTACAATGTCTATATTAATAGCCCAGGTGGTTACGTAGATGTTGGTTTTGCTATTTACGATTATTTAGTATCATTAAAAAAGCCTATTACTAGTATTGGTGAAAATATGGTTGCAAGTATAGCGACTGTAATTTTTATGGCTGGTAGTAAAAGGATAATGAGACCAAATACAGAATTTATGATACACTTACCGTCTGGAGGTGTTGAAGGGAATTCTGAACAAATAGCAGAATATTCAGCTTATATCCAAGAAGAAGAAAAGAGAATTATTAAATTTTACAAAGATAATACTGATTTAAACGAGGAAGCAATCAGACCGATGTTATCAGATGAAACTTGGTTAAACCCTCGTAAAGCTTTTGAGTTAGGTTTTAGTACAATAGAGCCAATTGAATTAAAAGCGGTAGCAAAGTATAATTTAAAACCAGAGAATAAAATGAGTAAAGAACAGAAACAAAAACTATCACAAGAAGATAGTACGATGTTCGACAAGTTTTTTAATAGATTCGAAAAACTATTAGGGACAAAAGTAAAAAACATTATCGTACAAGACGCCAATGGCGAGGAGTTAGATTTTGTTGATTTAGAAGAAGGTCAAGAAATATCAGTAGGAGATATGGCGACTAAAGACGGTGCGCCAGCTGAGGGTGAGTATGTTTTACCAAACGGAGAAACGTATGTATTTACTGCGGGTGAATTAACTGAAATCATTCCAGCCGAAGAAGGTGAAGGTGAAGGAGAAGAAACCGTTGAAGATTTATTACAACAAATCGAACAATTAACTGCAAGTAACGTAGAATTAGAAGCTAAGTTAAAAACTGAAGAAACTAAATCTAAAGAAGCAGAAGCTAAATTTAAAACTGTATCAACAGAATTTAAATCTTTTAAAACTAAGTTAGAAAGTAAATTTGATTTTACAGCTAAAAAGGATAAGAAGAAAGAAGATGTTCAGCAAGTAGAAGGAACTAAGGCGTTGAAAAACAATTTCTTTGAGAAAAGAAAAGAAAGAAGATTAAAAAACAGAAATAAAAATAAATAGAAATGGCAAGTCAAATTAATAACGGAACGTTTACGTTCAACCAAGAGGAGTTGCAGGATTTATCAGAAGTAATCCACGAACTTATATATAACAATGAAGATTTACGTAGAATTCACGACGTAGAAACTGGAGTAATTTGGAATAGACAAATTGTATTCGCAGGAAACATTGGATTAATGGGTAAAACTGTTTCTGGATGTACACCTAATGCAATTTCTGGTGTTACAATGACGGAGAAAACTTGGACACCTGTAAAAGAAGATTTTAGATTAGAGCACTGTAATGCAGATGTAAATGATCAAGATAAATTATTACAGAGATTCGCAAGAATGAACCCAGACTTTTACGATGTAATCGACGGATCAAGTTCAGCTATCGGTCAATTCTTAATCATGAAAGTATTAGAAGGATTCGTTGAAAATCTTTTACGTAAAGTATGGTTTAATGATACAGCTGCAGCTACAATTGCTAACTCTGGTGTAATTACTGACGGTACAGATGTAGGATTCTTTAATTCTTTCGATGGATTATTTAAGCAAATCATGACTAACATTCCAGCAGGTAATGCTTTACATGTTAACATTGCTAAGAACGAACAAACAACTTATGCAGCTCAGGCTTTAGCTAGTACTGAAGGGATGGCAATTTTAAGATCAATGTACGATGCAGCAGATACTAGATTAAAAGGTTTAGGAGACGCTAGATTCTTAGTAACTCAAACTATCTGGGATGCTTATTTAAATGATTTAGAAACTATCCAAAATACTGGGGCTGGTAATACTTTAATCAATGAAAACGGACAAGTAACTTTACGTTATAGAGGTTTAGAGGTTATCGCGATGAATACTTGGGATAGAAATATTAACGCATATCAAAATAGCACTACAGCGTGGAACTTACCACATAGAGCTGTATTAACTATTCCTTCAAATATTCCAATTGCTACAACGGCAGAGAGTGATTTTGGAGACGTAGATGCGTTCTTTGATAGAACAACTAAACAAAATATTATTGATGGTGTTTATACTATTGATGCTAAGCATTTAGAGAACTATTTAACTGTAGCAGCTTACTAGTATGGCATTAGTAGACAACGGATTAAAAGTGAGTGTAGCTGGCGGGCAATTACCCGCTGGTGCATCTGCTCAGGCTGTAACAGAGTTTACAGATTTTGAGTATGTAAGAAACGAAACATTTAGCGTATTAAAATCGACTGTACAAGATTCAAGTAAAGCAACTACATTCGATAATATTTTAAATGAAGCATCTATAGGTGTTAAGGCGCAGGTTACTGCATTAATGACAGCGGATTATATAGCAACTAATACTGTTACATATTATTCTGAGATAACATATATTACAACTAACATAGCGGGTAATAGTACAGTAGGAGATTTCTATAACGATACTGCCGTTAGTTACATGTGTGTAGTTAGAATTTTTGTTAAAACAGCTTAAAACGTATTAAATTATGAATTGTAAAGGATTTTTAACAGGAGATATAAGTTACGATTGCGATAATGGAAGTATTGCAGGATTAGAAACTAATGTAGTTTTAATTAATTCTGACGATATCAACAGAGCGTCAATTACTTTTGATCCTACTAATAAAATGGTAATGACAGGTTTCCAACTTAACAGTGGAAAACGTGGATTTACTCTACAAGGTGTAAAGCAAGTTAATTCGACAGCTTTTGAACTTGTAAAGAAAGAAACTTCAGCAGATAAGAAGCGACACGTATTTAATGGTGTTATTTTAAGTTTATCAGCTGTTAATAAACTACAATTAGAACAAATGTCTGAGGGCGGTTCTTACGTTGTAGTAGTAGAGAAAAAATGGAAAGGTGCAAACGATGTTGATGCGTTTGATGTGTTAGGTATAGACGTTGGTTTAGAATTAAACGTAGCAACATTCAATTCAAATGAATCTGACGGAACGGCAACTATTGAATTATCTTCGGTAGCAGACTTCGAAGAACCTAAATTCCCAGTTAATTTATTGTTAACTGATTACACAACGACTATGACGGCTCACGGTAACGGATTCGTACAGCCTTAATGAATTGGTCGAGTAAAACATTAGAACAAATCGTCGGGGGTAAAAACCTTGACGGTTCTTCTATGTTACAATCCTTTTTAAAGGATTACGCAAAGCTTACAAGCACTTTGTTAAGTTCGTTGCAACCTGGTTGCCCAAGTTGTTTAAGTAAATATTATAGAGAATACACCCTAAAAACACAAATTATGTCAAACGAATGTAATTATGTACTTCAGAAAAGATATAACGGTCTGCCTTTAGCATTTGGAAGTAAAGTTTTATTAAATAATACTAACCTTACGGATGAATATGCAGAACAGTTAATTTCTAGGTACTTAGATATATATGAAAGTAGAGAAGATGATTTTGAACCTTCTTTGTTATTCACAAAATACCCAGCTAATTGGGAAGATGCTCAATTCGAAAAAGAAGAAGTGCATGTAACTTCAGCAGGATCACAAGAACAAGAACCAGAAGATGCAGAATTAACTTTGAGCCAATTAAGAAAAAAATACCCAGGAATAAAAGCAGGCAGTGCAAAATCATTTTTGGAGAAATTAAATAAATAATAAACTATGCGCGTTAAGTTTTTTGAGATATTTAAAAAATTAGTCGCTTTTGACAAGAAAGCGGAAATATTTGTTAATGGTGAAGATAATGCCTATCCAGAACGCGTGGATAGGCTTATTAATAATAGTGTGACTGCTAAGATGGCTTCTGATCTAATGACTCAATACTTCGTAGGTGAAGGTTTTGGAGAAGAAATTGAAAGGCTTATTATTAATAGTCAACATACTACCACTATTAAACAATTTTCTGAGAATATTGCAAAGGAATTAGTAGACAATAGAGGTGTATTTATACAAGTTGGCTACAGAATAGACGACAGTGCAAATATAGTTAGAACTAATCCAAGAGTTTTACCATTTGATTCGTGTCGATTAGGTAAAGAAGATAGCGGAGGTTATAGCGGTAAGATACATGTAAAGAATGATTGGAGAGATTCAAAAGATGAGGAGCGTATATTTGATGTATATAACACAAATGAAAAAGTTATCATAGCTCAAATAGAAAACGCTGGTGGCATTGAAAAATACAAAGGGCAAATATACTATTATAACGCAGATAATCGTTCACATTATCCTTTAGCTCGTATTGATTCAGTTATAAATGACTGTGATAGTGAGGCACAATCTTCAATATACAAAAACCAATTATTAAGAAAAGGATTCTTTGGTAATACTTTAGTAGTCACAAGACCCTTAATAGATCATAGTGTAAGTGAATTTATAGTTAAGGACGGTGAACAAATACCAAATGCAGAGTATCAAAAGCTAGCTTCAGAAGCAGACCAATTTGTAGATCAATTAGAAGATTTCTTAGGTGCTGGTAACTCTGGAGGTGTTATGCACGCTTCTTTAGATGCAGCGGGAGACGATTTGGACAAGGCTATAATGATTAAAAACATTGAAGCTAATATAGACCCTGATATGTTTCAGAACGTTGAAACAAGCGTACGAGAAAATATTTTGATAGCATTCAATAATTTACCAGTAGGATTAGTTAAATCTAATGAAGGTTTGTTTTCGGATAGTGCAGCAGCTATACAAGAAATGAAAAGGACTTATTGGGAAAACACAATGAAGGATAGGCAAACATTTTTAATGATATTAAACATGTTCACCAATATTGTTACTGAAACAGATTTAGTACCTACGCCTATAGTTGAATTAGCACCTTCACCAACTCAAACACCAGAATAATGTTAAATACAAAAATAATAACACGAGCAGAAATACAACAATACAAACAATTGAGTGACAGCGGTAACGACGCTAAATTAAATCAGGTTATTATTGAATCTCAATTATCAGATATAAAACCATTGTTAGGAGAGAGGTTATTTAATGCGGTTTTAAAAGACGTTAGAGACGCAACTAACACAAATGGTTCAACATATACAGCTTTATTGAATGGTGGAGATTATACAGTCTCAGGAACAGAGAGATTTAATCCAGGTCTAAAATCTGTATTAGCTAATCATGTTTACGGACGTACGATTATGTGGGGGGATGTTGTAGATAATCCATTCGGTGCATCGTTTAAAATCAACCCACAAAGCAGTGAGCGCATAGATATGGCTACTAAGAAATCGTTTTATAATGAAAACAAAAACTTTGCTTATAATCTTTGGGTAGATGTTAGAAAGTTTCTTATTTTAACAGAAGAACCATTATTTTATAAGTGTCAAGAACCAGTAAAACAAATTAAGTTAAATAAAATAGGAGGGAATACCCCGAGAAAATATGGCAGTAATTATAAATACCGTCGACTCTACTAGATTTAGTCTAAACGGAATAGAGTATTTTAAAAATTTTACATCGTTCGTTCAAGGTAATAGAATACAGATATTCAATGCTTATGATCGAACTTTTGAATTAATACCATATACTATATTTAGTGATGTAGTATTAAACGGTACAACACACGCAAACCCAGCAGCATTACAATCTGCTATATTACCAGTAATATACACTAGAGATTCATTAGGTTCTGGAGGTGGTACAATAGTTACACCAAGAATTACAGTATTTGGTAATAGCTTTTTTTTAATTAAGCACCCAAACAATAATAACCCATCAAACGTAAACACTTTAGAAGTTAACGATATGATTGCTAATGGATTTAACAGTACTTCAGAGTTCTGGTACTTAGCACAATATCAAACGGCTGGAGATATAAACAACGTAGTTAACTGGGATATATTAAATGACCAAGGATTATAATACAATACAAAACATGAACAAATTATTAACAATATTATTATTATTTATAACAATTTCTATATCAGCTCAGACTAGACATAGAACAAAAGTAGAACTTAAAGATGTAGACGAAGAAACTACTGTATTAACCACTACTAGAATGTTATTAACAGATGCTACAACTGGAGAAATAAAATACATTCCATTAAGCACGGTACAAGCAAACGTAATTGTCCCGGTAACAGGGGCTACAAATGGTTTAACTTTAGTAGGTACTAATGCCGAACTTGGTGGTGTAATGACTAAAAATACATCTATTGGGTTTGGAACTAATACTTTTACTTTAAATAATCTAAGTGCTGCTAATTTCATTTCAATGAATGGGACTACTGGGTTAAATACATTCCATGGAAGCACACAAACATTTACAGGTACAACAACAAATTTAAACAGTACAAATACAAATGTAAACGGTAATTTAATTATAGACCCAGCTTCAAGCGGTTCAAACATAGCTAGTTCAATATTGACAGTTAAAAATGGTTCTACAACTACATCAACAAATGTAACTCAGTTTATAGATGTTGCAAGAAATAATACATCTGATGCAGCAACAGGAGAAACTAGCGCTTTAGTTAGTAGAGTTATAAATAGTTCGTCAAATGTAAACGACGGTATTTATGGAGCGCAATTTATAGGAAGAAAAACAGGCAGCGGAAATAGTACATTTAATTACGGTTTATTTAGTACAGCAGACCAACAAGCAAGTGGAAATATTGATTTTTTAAATTCAGCAGTATTAAGAACAAATATAACAGGCACAGGTACCACTACTGTAGACTTTGCTAGAAATATCGGTACTGATTTAGTTATAAATAATCCAAACGCTACAGTAAACAATGTTCAAGCTATGCATCCAAGTATTCAAATGAATGCGGGGACTATTGGTACAGTGACAAATACATTTTTAGATTTAGATTATGATGGCTCAGGTGTAACGGTTACTGGAGATATAAATTATCTTCTTATAAATAATGATGTTTTGCCAACTCCAACAGGTAGTATTTATGCTATTAAATCAAACACTACTGCGCCTTCTGAGTTTGCCGGGTTAGTTTCTACAGCTCAAACTAATACGCAAATAGATGCTGCTTCTGACCAAGCCTTAATACCTAAAGGGTGGTTTAATGCGAACACACCTAACAATACGGATTTTGTAGACTTAACTACAAATCAATCAAATATAGGAGGTAATAAAACATTTACAGGCTCAATAAACGGGCAATTAATACAATCGTCAGCACCAGTATATAGTATAGGTGGAGTAGGTTTTTTCGCAATACCAGGAAATGATTTAAATATATTTACAGACAATAATAACCACGATATTAACATTAGAGCGCATGGAACGGGAATGTTAAATGTCGAAAACGACAATCCAGTAATCGGGCTTACTGATATCAATAATTCTCATAGAGTTAGTACGATACAAGCAGACCCATTGGCCACAGGTAGTTTTAATCATACATTGCAAGGTTCTAAAGGTGGTATGATAGCTCATTTAGACGATGTTAAAAATGTATTTGATACACAAACAACAACTTTTACTAGTGGAGTGGGTAGTAATCAGAATTATTATACATATAATATGCCAGCTAATACGTTAAAAGTTGGGGATATTGTAGAAGTTAATGTAAACGGTAGAATTGCAAATACAGCAGGGACAAACACTGTAACAGTAGGTTTAAGCGGTGTAGTTTTCACTAAAAACTTTACAGCTACTGTAGGTACAAGTTTCGACCTTAAAATGCGCGTAATTGTATTAAGCTCCACAACATTTAAAGCTATAAATGTAGGGAATGATTATAACAACTTTGGAGGTACAGCTAATAACGAGAGATTTAGGGGAGTTAGTAGTAGTGGTGCTGGATTTGATATAACAAATACGGTAACCGTATCAGGTACGGTATCTACAAATAATGCAGGTGGAATTATTATAGATATGGTAACAACTGAAGTAAAAAGATTTTAAATGATATAAATTAATAATTAAACTAAAAACTAAAACAAAATGGCAGCAAGATTTGAAATATCAAATAACTCACTAGTTGTAACTGATACGGTTACATCTGCTGTAATATTTGATAGACCAGCAGCAAGCGTATATTACGACTTGGACGAACTAAATAACGATAGAGTTGTAATAACCAACAACAACGCATTAGACCCTAAAGCAAATCCATTATTCACTAGAGATTTAGCAGACTCACAAAATGCATCAGCGGTTACATTTACCACTACTACATTCAGGGCTTTCGCTAATGAGTTTCTGGGAAATAGCACAGGCGGGGGCAACGGCGGAGGGGTTGTACCAACTAATGACCATATATTTGCAAGTGTTTCTGAAAGGGATTCGCACTTCGCAACTAGGTTAAGTGAGTTGATAGCAGGGACACCTATTTTTGTGGGTGGGGTTACACTTCCACAAGGAGGTACTGGTACTGCATTACAGGAATGGGGAGGACAAAGTAATCCATCTTCATACGATAATACACAATGGGCACAAGGAGGAATATTGAGCTTAACACCTATTCAAATAAAATCCTTATATGAATCAAATAGTGATACCAACGCATTTACTGATGCATTATTAGTTAAGTTAAATGCAGTTAAATTATACCCTAGCTTAACAGAAGAATCGGATAGAATTGTATCTACTAAAACTATAGTAACACCAGACGCCTCTTTACAAATAGGTAACTGGCAGTTAAGTAATTATGGTTTTGCTATTGGAGCAGAAGAGTTAGCTTCAGAAAGTGTATTTTTACCTATATCTTATGAGTTAACTAGTAGTGGTTCACAATTACCTATAATGTTAGACTTCGCTGCTGAAGCTGTAGCTCCGGTTACAAATGCTACAAATGCAGATGAAACATTCACAGGTAATATGCAGTTCACTACGCCTGTTTTAAATACGGGCATTGCGTTAGATTATAGGTTAACATCTGCTGTAAATACATTAGATTGTAATATTATAATCAGGTTGAATTCTCACACTGATGAACCAGCAGTTTTTAATTATAAAAGGTCAACAGGTGGTACAGGTTTTGATTTAAGTGTAGGGCAAAATACTATACTTTTACCAAACCCTTTATTTTTTAGACAAGGAGTACCGTTATTCGTAACAATAGAAAGTACTAATGCTTTATCTTTACAAGGTGAAACAGTAGGCGGTCAACAAATACCATTTGCAACAGGCAATGCTCAACTTGCGGTTGATGAAATAATTGCTACTAGAAGTTGGGTAAATGAATTAATAGTTGATGATTTAATATCAACTTCACCAACAAATGCTTTATCTGCAAATCAAGGTAGAGCTTTAAATACTAGACTAAGTACACTAGAAAATACAGCTTTTAACAGCGGTAGGTCTTTTGTTAGATTTAATGATGGATTTACTATTGATAGGAATAACTTAGCTACATTTGAAGATAAGAATATAATATATACAGCTAAGAATGATAAACCTATTACTAGTCCAACTAGACCAGATGTAGTATTACCAAATGATGCTGAGATTGCAGCTAGTGGAGAAGCTTATCCTATTGTTTTTGAATTTACTCATTTAGGCGGATCAGCAAGAATAACAGATGGGCAAAGTAATGTTGTTAGATTTGTGATAGATGGTGTTATCTCTAGTACAACATTATTTAGAGATGATATAGCTATAGTTACTAAAGAAGGTGTAGGGCAAGACTATAGTATTCAAGTAGGTGAATTTGACCCTAATGATACTTTACTACCTACTGGTGTATTTAACTTAAAGACAGATACTCCTATTGATGATATATCAACTATTGCAACAGAGTTATCTGGTATAACTATAGTTGCAGGAGATGCTTATTTAGTAGAGATAGGTGGAACTTGGTCAGGATTAACTGTACCAAATAATTCAGTATTAGTAGCTTTAGTTAATAGCGCTTCTTTAACGGATAGTTTAACTAATAACGATTGGCTACTTTTAGATAATCCTAGGGTTAATGCTAAATCAGCGGCATTATTAGCTAATTTTGCACAGGACGGTATTGTATTTAGTGCGAATAGAAATATTAAAGTAGACCCAACTAATGTAACTATTTTTAATTCTTTAGCAACTGGAACTCCTATAACTAGACAGATAGGAACTAATACACAAGGCTTTAATAGGCAAATAAGATATGACAACGTACCTATTCAACTTGCAGACATAGTTGGTGGAAAGTTACAATTAATGTTTTCGATACAAACTACTAGGTCTAGTGGGTTTGAAATAGAACCTATTGATATTACTCTACACTATAGCGATACTATACAATTTGTATTTCCTTTAAACACTTTTCAGATAGACTCTGGAAATGTACTTTTGGAAATAGATATACCGAATTCAGATTATAGCTCTATCTTAAATACAGATGTGTCTTTAAGATTCAATTATAATTTTAGAGGAGCAACGTATCTTGGTAATATGATAGTTTCTGGATTAGTAAATATAGCCAAAGGTAATTTACATGATCCAATAGTTTCAATAGCAGACCAAAGAGCGCAATTAGTAAGAGCTGAGTTAGATACAAAAATTACAAATTTAATCGGAGATATTGATGCTGAACATCAAAATCTAGGTGCTATTGAATATAGAATTAGTCCTATTAGGAGAGTTAGCACAAATACACCAGATATAACAGCTAGGTTTGCAGATGATACAGGTGGAGCATTTCCGACAAACCCTACACAAGTAAGTACAGACAACCCACAATTTCAATGTGGACAGACTTCGTGTTTTGTTTACACAGTTGGAGGTGGAACATACGCCCTTAGTAATGTAACTCAGAATACTATTGTACCGTTAATTGATGGAAATTCAATAGCTTCTACACAAATAGGTGATTTAACTTATTTTGTACATAGAGTCGCTGTAGCTGTTAATGATATATTAGAAGTAGAAACTGTAAATTCGTCTAACGTTGCTGCATGGCAAGACGATATAAATTCTCTAAAAGACGGATTAGATAGAGTGGATGCAGAGTTAGAGCACGCGGCTTTAAATCTACCAGAGGCTTTAGTACAAGTGTTAGAAAACGAAACCACCGTAACAGAAGAAACTAACGCAACAGTAGTTTCAACACCTTACAATAACGGTTTAGGCGACACAGGTACTCAAACAGTATTTTATGAAACTAATCCAAATGCTGCTAGTGGAGGCTTAATTAACTCTAAACCTATAAGCGACACAACAGGAGATAGAGCTAGGAGAAAACTAATCTATTATCCAGATACAACTACGTTTAATAACGAAGCTACTTTAGTTGCTTTTGACGGAACTACAGGAAGGGATTTAATAAGATATGGCAACGGAATTTTTAGTGCTCAAGTATTTGTACCCGCAGTATCAGCAGGAACAGCTACAAGTACTATTTACCCTGCACCATCTAATAGAATTTCTGGATCAGGTATATGGCAAACAATACCTACACTTACTTTTGTGAATGGGATTCCAGTACCAGAAGCAGACGAGTTATTTTTTACTAGAAATATACCAGCAACGTCTGTAGCAGTAACGGTTAATTACCGAGGGCACGCAAATGGTAATATTTTTGGAGCAGGCTCAATAACTTTGCCGGCTAATCAAAACTCTGTAACATTTACACTTAATGATGGAAGTGAGACAGCTACAGTAGAAGTGCTTAGAAGAAATAACGAGATAAGAGTTAGTACAACTGAAAGAGTTAATGCAGGTTTACCAACTATCAATGATATACAAGTTATACTATCTTACACAGAGACAAGGACAGTACCGGCAGTACCGGCTACAGTTAGGGAAGTACCTATTGAAAGTGTGTCACAAGGTTATCAAGTATTTGCTATTAAACCAAGTGCGACTAACACGTTAATACTTGTAGGGGATAATACAGAAATAGATACAGGTTATTTATATACAACATTATTTGGAGCATCTGAAGGTGGACATTTAATATCTGCTGAAGAAACAAGTACTTTCTTAGATTACGAAGATTTTAACCCGATAGATAGTACGATTAGAGACTTAGAAAATCACGCTACTTTACCGCAGTTTGGTTTATTTACAACTCAATACACTAGGGAAACTTTATTGAATTTAGGTATTACGATTAGACCTGATGGTATAAACGTCGGTAATTTACCAACATCTGCAACAGGATTGGTAGCAGGTGATTTATGGAACAATGGCGGTGTATTAACCATAGTATAAAGATTAAAAATAAATTTACTAACTTTGTTAAAAAGGTATAATTATGACAACAACACAGAGAAATAGATTTTGGAGGAGAGTTTTGCGTGTAATGGCAGCCTTCGCTTTATTAACAGAGTTAGTATTTAGTATTATGATTCCGAAGATTAAAGGTGACCCTGTATTTTTAGACAAAAACGACGGATATATCATAGGATTTTCCGTAGCTTTGTTAATATCAATTGAAGTCGTTAAGATGGCGATTGATAAGTATGTAAACAAGCATACAAACAAATAGAATTAAGACTAACTTTATATAACTAAAACAATGATCGAAAACTTTTATTTACAACCAGACGGAGAAAATGAAGAATTACAAACCCCACCACAAGACACAGGAGGTCAGACCGATCCAGTGGATGATGAAGAGTCTCAGGCGTAATGCCAAGAATTACTTACTGTTATCGGTTATAATATTAAGCCAGTTACACATGCATTTTCATGGCATTGAAAAGCGTGTGGACTGGTTTTTACTTATAGACCATACAAGAAGAATAGATTACGCTGTAATGTATTTATGTAAACATCTAATCTACATAGTATATTCGTATTGTTTATTGTTTCCTTCTGGAATACATAAAGACACTAAAGTGTTTATTTTCATATTAGCTATTTGTGACTTACTACACTATTTTTTAACTTCTCATATTGAATTTGCGCTACCTAAATTAGTATTATGTTTGGGGATATTCTATGTATATAAAAAAATATCTAAATAATGGGAAACTTTTTTAGAGGATGGGATTTATTAAGCGGTGCATGTTATTTAATAACTGGTTGGTATTTGTCGGAGTTCTTAGTAATGACGGTTACATTTTCACTAAAGGAATTGTTTACGGCTGGAGAGATAGGGAAAATAGTAGTTCCTATTGCTGTTTGCTTGTTTTGGTACGGTAGATACAGAATGTTAAAAAGAAAGTACGCAAAAGAAGAGAAAAGCCTTGATTTAGATATAAAATGGAAGGAAATGCGTAACAACAGAGAAGATATGAAAGATGAGATTAATAAATTTATAAAACATAGCGACAATGGAAGTAGCATTAGTGATAGGTCACACAAGATTTAGAAAAGGAGCTTATTCAAAGTATTTAAACTTATCAGAATACACATTCTGGAAACAACATGAACAATCCCTTAAAACAATTGGCGATGTATTTTACCACAATCCTTACACGACTAGTTATACTAAAAGACAAAAGGCGATGGCGCAAAAGACTCACCGCTACGACGTAGTTTTTGAGTTACACTTTAATTCATCAAATGGCAAGGCTAGAGGTTGCGAAGCTTTATATTACTTTGCTAACGACACTACACGAGTTATAAGCGAATTATTCTGTAATGAATATGCAAAGCTATCTAAAGTAAGAAATAGAGGCGCAAAAGAGCTACATAAGAAGTCACAGCGTGGCTTTGGCTTTGTTTATAACCAGAAACCTAACGCAATTATACTAGAACCGTTCTTTGGCGATAACTTAATCGACGTTACTAAATTTGAAATAACCAACTTTATAGAATCAATTAAATGTTCCTTACCATGAAAAGATTAATTATACTATTATTTATATTAAGTAGCTGTACAGTTACTAAAAAGCGTTTATATAGTGAAAAGGAGTTAAGGCAAAAGTTAGACTCAACTGCAATAGCAAACTTCAGTATACGAACAGACACTTTTAAAGAGATAGAAAAGGTTTACATTACAAAACCTATATACAATACTGTAACTATTCCCCTGGAGTGTGACGAGGAAGGAAACGTTAAACCAATTAACTATAATACTTCAAGCGGAAATAACAACGCTAACGCACAAATAAAAGATAATCAACTATCACTAGGTTTTAATATAGATAGTGTAAAGCAGTCCGTAAAAAACACATACATTGCTAAAGAGAAGCAGGATAGTATAAGGCATTATAAAAACGCTAAAGAATTATACCAAAAAGAAACAAACAAAGAAACAGTAAAAGCGGAAATAAAACTATTTACACACCTTTACTGTTATATTATTATTGGACTTTTAGTATTACTTAATTTATATTTACTTTACACTATATTCAAAGATAAAATTAAATCAAGGTTTAAGTTGTTCTAATTTAACTTTTATTAATTGATATTCTAACAATGTTAAAGCTCCAATTTCTGTAAGTTCATTTGCTGATTCAAGCCATTTAAGTGTATTTATTTCGTTATCTAAATAAGGTGTTTTCATATTATATTTACTTTATAAGTTGTTTAAGAGTAAGATTAGCTAAACTTTAATTGGTTTATTGCTGATTGTGTTAGTTCTGGCTCTAAATCTTGTAGACTCTCTATAGTTGAATTAACAATTAGAAACACCTTAATATTATTCCTTTTATCTTTATAGTAAATATATTGGTCATCTACTTTAAACCCTTTAAACAATACACGTTCTTTTGCTTTTTGGTACTCTTTAAAGTCAATAAAATAATTTTCACTTATACCATTTGCGTCTTTGTAATAATCATCATTTGAATTTGGCTCTTCCAGTACATTACTTTCTAAATCACAAGGCACGAACATGCCAAGGGTTAAAGGTTGTTTTAGAAATTCTGCATAATATAGAATTTTATTTAGTCTAACTTGTATTTGACTTGAATCACTCGATAAATGATTTTTACTATCTAATACGTATTCTATCATTGATATTAATTTCATGGTATATATTTTTAAATTCCCTACAAAGATACATCTACCATTCAAATATAAGTGTTAAAGAAATGTTAAAGTGTAATAATAATTCTAATAACATCATAATACTTTATAT